CTTGTCTCGCCTGAATGCGTAGAGCGGGTCCTTGCGAGCGATGAAGGAGTTGTTCATGTCAGTGTCTCCGTGCCTTGTCTCATCAGTGAGCGGGTAGGCAACCACACTCATAGGCCAGCTGCTTGCGCAGCCAGCCTTTCGACTATCTGACTTTCCTCTGTGGTCGGCTCATGCGTCCCGAGCGGGGCGGTGCGGCCGATCTATTCGATTTTCAAAGAACCCGGCCCGAGAGCCGCAGGTCATTTGCGACCGTGATTAGAGACTGGCATGCTTCTAGGGTGCCTGTCAAGGGCCCTGACAAGCACCATTGCAAAATAATTTCAGCCGGGCGATATCTGGAGGATGTCAGACATGCAGCCAGTCACTGTCAGCCCTAAAGTCGTTCGCGCGACAATCAATCGTGTACCGGCTGATCAGCGGAAGCGCGGCTCGAACAGCGATTTCCACCCCGGTTTGGTCAGCGAAGTGGCCGAGCTGACCGCCGCAGGCTGGAACGACACCGAGATCGCGGCCGAGCTAGGCGTGTCGCCTCGCACACTGTACCGCTGGAAGCTCGCGCATGCCGACTTCGCTGCAGCGCTGCAGTTCAACGACAAGGCAGCCGTGGCGCGCGTCAAGGGCGCATTCTTCGCTAAGGCCAGCGGCTACAGCTACATCGAGCAGCAAGCCATCAAGGTGAAGACCGGCGAGCACACCGAGGCCGTCGAGATCGTCGACGTCGTCAAGCACGTCCCGCCGGACACCACATCGGGCATCTTCTTCCTGAAGAACCGAGACGCTGCCAACTGGCGCGACCAGCAGAACCTAGAGCTGTCCGGCGCCGTCGACATGAAGAACACCGACCTGCGCGCCTTCGCCCTGTCGCTGCTCGCTACCATCTCTGCCGGGCTCGCAAGCCCGCTCACAATCGAAAACGAGCCGACCGATGAAGCATAGGGCCACCACATTCGTGCTCAACGTCCTGCGCAACGAGGTGCCAGGCGGCGTCGCGCTGGCCGATGAGGTCGCCAAGAACCCAAAGGTGCTGCGCGTCGAGCCGACCCAGCTGAAATTCATGGACAAGTTCGACCTGATCAACCACCACGGCACGCTCATGACGCTGTCAGGCACGAGCATCATCGTCGAGTTGGCCAAGTGACCGGCGCCGTGCTACTGCTTGCGGGCCTCGCCGCAGCGTGCTGGCTGGGGTATTTGCTGTTCCGCTTCACGAGAGGACACTGACATGCCCAAAGTCACCGCACCGACCATCGCTGCCACCGTAGGCAGACCCACAGCCGCGCCGGGCGCTTCCAAGGACGCCCTGCACCTCGCGCTCTGGGACATCGAGAACCAGCGCCGTGAGGGCAAGACCGACGCGCACGCGGCGCTGGCGGCTACCTTCGCCACGGTCGAGAGCCAGCGTAAGCGCCCATGAGCATCTATCGAGCCAGCAAGAACCCGGGCGGCATCGGCACCGTGCGTCACAAGGCGTGGAGCTATTTCGAAGGGCTCGGCCCGACCGGCGAGGACGATCCGATCTGGGCCAAGCGTGCCAAGGACTACTGGGAGCTGCAGCAGGAGACCTACGGGCTCAAGTTCAGCAACTTCACGCTCGTCATCGACCGGGAAGAGCGTGTCGTCGTGACCTACGCTGTCGTGCTCGGCATCATGCCAGGCGAGCGGCGCGTCGACTACACGGTGCCGCGCATCGCCGATGAGCGGAAGAGGCGCCAAGCGCTGCACGGATGACAACCCTCTTCAGCCCTGAGATGGTCGATCAGCTCGTTGGCATGCTCAACGGCAAGACGCCGGCTGAGCTGGAGAAGATCGCCGAGCAGATCGCACCGCAGTTCAAGCGCTGGGCGCCACAGCCCGGGCCACAGTCAGAGGCATACTGGAGCGAGGCAGACGAGCTCCTCTACGGTGGCGCTGCCGGCGGCGGCAAGACCGACCTGCTGCTGGGCCTCGCGACCACGCAGCACCAGCGGTCAGTGCTCTTCCGCAACCAGAGCGTCGACCTCGGTCCGCTGTTCGAGCGCCTGCAGGAGATCGAGCCAGACCCGATCAGCAAGAACGCCCAGCTGAAGAGCATGAAGACCCGCTCGAAGCGGGTCATCGAAACAGGCCACCTCGACACGCCAGGCTCAGAGCGCAACCACATGGGCCGCGCCAAGGACCTGATCGGCTTCGATGAGGCCGCGCTGCTCGACGAGATGCGCGTCGAGTTTGTGTGCCGCTGGCTGCGATCCACCGACCCCAAGCAGCGCAAGCGCGTGGTGTTCGCCACCAACCCGCCAATGCCCGAGATCAGGGACGGCGTGATGCAGGACACCGCGGTCGGCGACTGGCTGATCCGGTGGTTCGCACCGTGGCTCGACGACACCTACCCAGACCCGGCCAAGCAGGGCGAGCTGCGCTGGTGCTTCATGGAGGCAGACGGCGATCGCCTGGCCACGATCTGGGTCGAGGGGCCCGGCTACTACGACAGCATCACGCACGCCAAGGTGCCCGAGCCGACGCAACAGCAGATCGAGAAGGGCAAGGTGACGGCGGCCAAGAGCCGGACATTCATCCGAAGCCTGGTCAGCGACAACCTGTTCCTGAAGGGCACGGGCTACGCCGAGCAGCTCTCGAGCACGCCCGAGCCGCTGCGCTCGATGCTGCTCCTCGGCGACTTCACCGTGAAGGGCGAGGACCACCCGTTCCAAGTCATTCCGACGCAGTGGGTGATCGCGGCGCAGGAGCGCTGGAAGGCCAAGCCGTGGACCGAAGTCAAGCACCTCAAGCAGCTCGTGCTGGGCTGTGACGTGGCGCAGGGCGGCAAGGACACCACGGTGCTCGCGCCGCTGTACGAGCAGGACTATTTCGACGAGCTGATCACCAAGGCCGGCAACAAGACGCCAACCGGGCGTGAGGTGCAGGCGATGATCGTCGAGGAGCGCTTCGACCGCTCGATCATCGTGCTCGACGGCGAGGGTGGCTGGGCAGGCTCGACGCGCGACCTGCTGAAGAGCGATCAGGACATCGAATGCGAGATGTTCATGGCCGGCGGCACCGACGGCAGCTGGACCGACGATCAGGTCTACAAGTTCCTGAACAACCGGGCCAAGATGTGGTGGGACTTCCGCTTCGCGCTCGACCCGCGCAACGGCTACGACATCTGCCTGCCGCCGTCGACGCGCCTGCGGGCCCAGCTCACGGCGCCGCACTACATGATCAAGGGCAAAATCCTGCAGGTCGAGAGCAAGGACGAGATCAGGCGCCGTATCAAGTCGTCGACCGACGAGGCTGACGCGGTGCTCACGGCGTGGCAGTATCGCGAGCAGGCGATCCTGAACCGCATGGACCCCAAGTTCGACGTCGTCGAGCGACTGAACGGGCGCGTTCCCGACAAGCGTCGAGGCGCAGAGCCCGTGCCAATGGAAGACCCAAGAGGAGAGTGGTGATGTGGACCGTGGCAGGTTTTGTGCTGGGCGCGATCATTGGCGGCGTTGTCGTCGGCATTGTCGTTTACGTCGGCGCTATGTTCGCGATTGCTAAGGGGCTCAACTGGTGAGATACCGCCAAGCCCGAAAAGACCCGATCGCCGTCCTCGTCAACCTGACGGTGCTAGGCATCGGCGTGCTGTTCGCGCTTGGCGGCTTCATCGGCATCTGCTGGGCAGTCGCCTTCCTGCTGATCAGCACCTACGAAGGGCTCGTCCTGTGGCTGCTCGGGTGACCATCCACGAGGCCACGCTGCGCGATGCCACCTACGTCATGAGCTGGCTGCGACCAGCCGACGAGGAAGAGGTGATGTGCCAGGTCCCGGCCGGCATGCGCCGCGACCACATGGCCTACAACCTGCTGATGAGCGGCGACAACTTCGCGGCACGCCAGGGCGACCAGCCTGTGGGCTTCTTCGGCACAGCTCCGCTCAACGCAGCCTGCCTGTCGGTCTGGGCGCTCGGCACCCGCCACATGTGGCGCGCTGTCAGCGCCATGAACCGCTTCCTCATCGACGAGCACCTGCCGGCGAGGATCGAGCAGGGTTACCGCACCATGGAAGCGCGCTCGATCATCGGGCATACCGACGCCCACCACTGGATCAGGCAGCTCGGTGGGGTCCAGCACGGGCCCGCCTTCGAGTTCGGCCGCGACCGCGAGCATTTCCTGCTTTTCCGCTGGCATATGGACGACTTGTCGCTGGCCGCAAAGCGTAGTAAGAGATCAAAAACAACCTAGGAGTTCTTTCCTATGACCGTCTCCCTCAAAATCCACGTCAACGGCAAGTACCGCGCCACCGTCAAGCACAAGGCCGATGGCCGCGAACAGCCGGACACCGTGGTCGGGCCGCAGGAAGAGAAGGCCGTCTATTTCCAGCACGGCGTCGTCAACGAGCTGACAGTCACCGAGGAGTACCTCGGCGAAGACTGGAAGCCGGAAGTCGAGCCGACCAACGACGATCCAAACTCGGAGCTGGGCTGATGTGTTTCAAAAGCCCCAAAGCCCCGGCCGTTGCCCCGGCGCCTAGTCGCGCCGACGTGCAGGGCGAAGTGACCGATCAGCGCAAGAAGGTCGCCGGCCAGCAGGGCGCCTTCGGCAACATCTTCACGTCAGCGCTCGGCGATGTGGGCTACGGCAAGTCCTCGCAGCCGCTGGCAGCCCTCGGTGGTGCAACCAAGTAATGCCGATAGTCCAAGACATCTGCGACGAATGGGAAGCGCTCTCCACGGCACGCCTGCCATGGGAGGTCTACTGGCGCGATATCGCCCGGTACGTGCTGCCGCAGACCGAGGGCTTCGACCGCCTGCTGATGAACAACAAGAACGCCGCGATCTCCAGCGTCGTCGACATCCCGGCCTCCTCGCAGAAGTCCAAAGACCTCTACGACATGACCAGCTTGTGGGGCATCGAGCGCCTCACCGCCGGCATGATCAGCCTGAAGACGCCCGAGACCAGCTACTGGCACGACAACCAGCTCGACAGCCTGTTCGGCGAAGAGGAGAGCTACGAAGAGAAGACCGCCATGGAGCGGTTGCGGAACTACCAGTTCAAGGTCCGCTCGAACCCGATGTCTGGCTTCTGGCCGGCGCACCGCTCGTCGGTCAAGTCGATGTGCGGTTTCGGCGACGGCTGGATGTACATCAAGGAGCTGCACGGCAAGGGGCCGGGCCTGCCCTACGAGTATGCCTACGTGCCGATCATAGAAGCCTACCCTGGCGTGGCGCCCAACGGCCAGCCGAACCGCATGTTCCGCGCCTTCCGCTGGTCGGCCGAGCAGATCGTGCGCGAGTTCAAGAAGGAAGCCTTCCAAGGTGGCAGCGGCGCCAAAATCCTGAAGTACGCCGACGACCCGACGCTGCGCCACGAGAAGTTCCTCGTCCTGCACGGCGTCATGCCGCGCGACGAGACCGACACTTACGGCAAGCTCGGCACCAGGGGCGCCGAGTTCGGCTCCTACTACTGCCTGCCTGATGAGAAGCACCTCATCGGCGAGGGCGGCTTCTACGAGTTCCCCTTCACCCGCTACGCGTGGGCCAACAGCGGCACGCGGCCCTTCAGCGAAGGCCCGGTCGCCTACGCGATCGGCGAGATCAAGTCGCTGCAGGAGATGGCCAAGAACGAGCTGCTCGCCACGCAGGCAGTGCTCCGGCCGCCGATGGCGACCTTCGGCCGCAACTTCACCAAGCTGAACTTCAATGCTGGTGCCAACAACCCGGGCCTCGTTAATGGCGATGGCCGCCCGCTGTTCCAGCCGATGAACACCGGCATCCGCCCAGACTTCGCGACCGGTGTCATGGAAGCGCGCCGCAACAGCCTGCGCGAGATGCTCTACCTCAACCTGTGGCAGATCATCCTGCAGGACAAGAACGACACCGCCACCGAGGCGCTGATCCGCGCCCAGGAGAAGGGCGAGATGCTCGGCCCGGTCGGCATCTCCCTCAATGAAGGCCTTGCCATGATGGTCGACCGCGAGGTCTCGATCCTCAACCGCAAGGGCGCCTTCGAGCAGGGCAGCCCGCTGGAGCTGCCCGACAGCACCAATGGCCGCAA